GACAAGTTTGAAGATTATATGAAAAACGTCGACAAACTCAACGCCATGGTAAATGAATTCAAGGGTTGCATTTCCATGGCAAGAGCGACCATGACCGACAAGAAAGAAATGGATCAGCTGCGCACCAAACTAGAAAATATGATCGGCACATGCCAAAAGTATTATACCACTCACGAGCAAAATAGAAAATCCAACGCTAAAATCGATGCTATACATGCCGCTATTTGCTCATTTCAAGAGAAAAAAGCTCGCAAACTGCGAAAAACCGTTAAGAAAACGGAGGCTTCTCCGGAGGCTTGATCTGAATAGATCTTATTGTACTATCTAAAATCTCTATGAAAAGGTTCCTATAAAGCATGACCTCTTCCACCTTAGTGCATTGACCTAACATGCAATTTATCGAAGCGCTCATAAGCGCTGACATGGCTAGCTGTCTATCCGTATCTTTAAGGACATTGCAAATATAGTTTTCAAGCTTCTGCGTCATTTCCATGACGTCTTGTAAATCATCATGGGGAATATGGGGACTTTTCACCGTCTAGTTCCTTGCACATAATAAAATTTATCCTACAGGATTAAGTTAATAAATTCTATAGGTGACGTATTCGCAATAATGACCCAATCTTCTGGCCCGAAGATTCTTTAAACGTTTCCTTGCGACAGGGCATGGAGAAGAACTACTCCGATAGCATCAACATACTCCAAACGCAATGGTATCAGGCGGATCTAAATCAAAGATTCACGATGAATGACCAGGAGGTTTGGGGGTTAATATTCCCTGGTGTTGCGACATATCGGCGGAAGATATGGAATTTCAACATCATGAATCCAATATCGGAGGCTATTTCTGGCCAGCAAAGACAGACGCGCAAAAGCTCGGCCGTCATACCTGTGCGCAACGGCGTGCAAAAGACGGCAGATCAGCTTACTAAATGCCTTTATCACAATCATAAAGAGGGCTTCCATACTACTTTTAGCGATGCATTCCAGCTAGGTGCAGTAATCCAGGGCCTAGGCTTCATGTACATGTATGGGGACTCGACAAGAGATCCAATAAGCCCCGATCCTAAATGGCGCTACGTAGATATGAAAAGCTGTCTCTTTGATCCATATTTTCGTAAACATGATATGTCAGACGCTCGCTTCTGGTGGGTAAGGACTTTCTTCGATGCGCAAGAAGCAGCCCTCATGTATCCTCAATTCGGCGATGAAATCCTATCCCTACCTAAAGGAACCTATCGCGATGACAAATTCTACTATATGCCAGAAGTCTACCAAATCCAGTTCCCGAATCTGATTGCCTTTGATGAATATTGGTACGCAACAAATCGGGAAGCTACATTCCTCGTCGACAAAAAGACAGAAGAATGCCAAGAGTTTCAGGGGACTAAAGACCAGCTTAAGGAGATTATGCAAGCTTTCAAGGGAAAGCTAACTACTCTTAAGAAACAGGTTCCTACTGTACGTAGAAGCATAATCTTAAATGACAGAGTCATTGTCGATGAGCCTAATCCCTACGGCATGGATCGCTACCCCGTTGTGCCGATGCTCTCTTTCTTTACAGCAGATACCCCGTACTACGCCTACAAGTTTAATTCTCCCATGACCATGCTTCGCGATTGCCAATACCTCCTAAACCGCCTGAAGGTATCGAATTTGGAAATACTTGACGCGCAGCAGCAAGGGCTCAAGGTCAAGAAAGGCGCGCTTGTTACGCCTGAAGACGCGCTAAATTCGGGCCATGGTCGCGTGCTATCCATAGATCCAGACTTCCAGATGGATGACGTTCAGCCAATGCCTATCGTGCCTCCTTCGCCTGTCATGCTGCAAATGGAGGAGTCGCTAAAAGGCATATTCTTCAATATCGCCGGCATAGATCCTAATGCCATGGGCATGGACATAGATGACAAGGCGGGCATCATAACGATGATGAGGCAAGCTGCAACGGCGAGAAATCTGCAAAGGCTTTTCGATCAAGCCGATGAATCGCAACGGCTTTGTGCCGATATTGAGATTGAATACATACAAAAAAATTGGACTTATGGGAAAGTACGACAAGTTATTGGCGAAGATCCTACTCCTGAGTTTGATAGCAAGATCTTTTTCAAATATGGCTGTAAGGTTGTTCAAGCGGCGCTTACGGAAACGCAACAGCAGCTAGAGCTTGCCCAAATTCTCCATGCTCAGCAACTATATCCGGATCTCATACCGCCTGATGAGGTTCTGGAATGCATGACGCTGCAAAACAAAGATAGGATTATCGAGAAGGTCATGGCTAAGCAGAAGGCAATGCAAGAGCAACAAGAGAAAATGGAGCAGTTGCAAATGCAGCAGATGAAGGTCGATAACATGACTAAAGTGGCATATGCTCATAGCCAGGAAGGGCTTGCTAAAGAACGCGTGGCCAAGATTCAGACGGATTCTGCCGTCGCTCAAGACAAGCTGCGCCGTGCTCATCAGGAAGACACGGCAAGTTTGCTTAACGTCGTCAAAGCTCTTAAGGAATTAAGGGGCATGGATCTCGATCATCTCATGACTCAAGTCCAGATTTTGAATGAGCTTAGCCCTGCTGCAAATCCTGAAAAGGAAGTAGTTGCGAGTAAATAAATAGTTGCAAGAGAATGAAATTAAGATAAACGCTTTTAAGCGAGGTGATATTATGAAAGAGAAGATGGCAAAGCATGGCTATACCCAAGGCGACATGAAGCCTACTGTTGAAGACTACCAAAAGCCCGAGAAAGACTTTTCTCAGCGTGGTTTCAGCAAGACGACAGAGTATGTCGAAAGACAAGACATGCGTCAGGGCGCCATGTCGAAAGATGTCAATAAGCAAGCATATCAAGGCCGCTATTCTTAAGAGGAAAAAGTCATGGCTAAACGAGAGAATTCTAAGCCTTATGCGGTAGAAGTTCAAAAGGGCCCTGTTCGCATGGATGAGCAGTACTGTGGTCATCTTCGAAGAGAGCCGGAATTTACTATGCGCGACATAGAGAACAATGCGATGCGTCATGACAAGATGACGCTCACGTTGCATGTTCCTAAGCAGTAAATGTAGGTGAGCCCGAAAGGGATGAGACATGCGATATAACCCGCCTCACTTTTTTATGGCATGCGTAGCTCAGTAGCAGAGCGCAAAGGGAGTTATGATCCCGTTGAGGTCGTAAGTGTGAATCTTACCCGTGCCTTCTTTTTCCGATAAAAACACTTGAGAAAATGCATTTTCCTGGTATGATTAATTCGAAAAAACAAGGAGGATCGCTATGCTTAGAGTCCTTTTATCTCTCATGCTCGCTTTTGTGTCATTTTGTCACGCTGATGCTTTTGAATCAGGGGATCGGATTTACATAGATCCCAGTTCTTTTGATGCAGATACTGAAGGCGATCAATTTTATATTCACACAGGCCATAACATATGGCTTGTCACTCATACGATAAATCGCGATGCCAAGGGCATGTTTGCCTATCAATGCAATCTTGTAAAGGCTCCCGATGGGCCAGGAAGTATAGGTAAGTATGCTAAGGCGTGGAGATGCCCCTACTGTAACCACTATTGGCCTGTAGGGCAGCCATGCGGTAATCCAGATTGCCCAAGCAGGTATTAGGCGATCAATATTTTGGACGTCTTTTCTTTTTGAGGAGCGCCTAAAAGCGAATCGCCGCGATATAGTTCATTTTCTACCCAGTTGCCATCGTCATCTTTCTTGAAGCCAAAATATTCCAGTTGGAAATTCTCCCAACGCCTAAGCATTTGCACATATTCGGGATCATAGAGATCTATGCTCATGAGAACGTTTAGCATTTGCGTTCTATGTGGCAGTTCCCAGCAAAAATAGACATCCCCACCAGGAAAAACATGAAAAACCATGCTATCTTGCTCGGGATAGGGTCTATACTTTGTGATTTTACGTATTCTAACTAGTCCCCGCTTGAGCATGAGGTCGTATTTCTCATATATGGCTAAGTAAAAGGGTTTTTCCCCCATTTCCTTTTGACCGGCTTCAATAGCCTCATTGATATCTTTGACCAAGTCCTTCTTAATTTCATGGTTTACGTCGCCAATGACGACGCCTCTCTCGCCATTAATTTGCGCATCTCTATATATGGCACCCGCTGTCTGTCTCGAAGCATCTATTTTCGATTGATTTTCCACTAACACGCTCTCTTGTTTGTATAGGAAAGCTCGATCTGAATTTTCCTTGTCCAATGGTTATTTATTTGATCTCTATGGCCTTTTAATGCGCATTCATGTGAACAAAAGACGCTTCTTTGCCTCTTTTTCAAACTTTCATCATGAATAATCTCAGCGCCGCACATGCGACAAAGTGCATGGTCTGCCGTTCGCTTTTCCGTTGTTTTTTGAAGCTTTATCCGATAAACGCAGTGGTAACAGAATTTCTGATTATTTATATAATCTGAAACTATCCGATCAATTTTACAATTACCACATATCATAATCGTCGCTTTTTAATAGACTTATATTATTTTTATTACACAAAGTCAATATAGGGCGTACAAAGGCGGATAGCCCTCCGTCACGGCGTATCATGTGTGGGTTTAGCCGACCACCGAGCAGAGAGGAAATTCATGACTGAGATTGAGAACCCAAATAGCGAAGTACAAGAGGTAGCACCTCCGGTTGAGAACCAAGTCAATGAAGTGAAAGAGACACAACAAGGGCAAGAGCCGGTAACTAACCAGCACTTGAAGGCGATGCGTCTTAAGAATGCCGAACTCGAAAGAGAGCTGAAACAATTGCGAGAAGGTCAGATGCAGATTATGCAAGCTCAGCTTGGTAATATGGCATCTAAGCCTCAAGAGCTCGATGAGTTTGATAAAATCGGCGATGAAGAGTTCATTCCTTATAGCAAGGTGAAAAAGCTTGCTGAGAAAAATTCTCAGAAAGTGCTCAAAAATGCCGAGGATCTCGTTAAGCAAGAGGTAGCGAAAGCGCTCAAGCAGCGAGATCAAGATCAATTCATGGATCGCTTGAATCGTCAATATTCGGATTTCTCCGAGGTCGTCACTCCTGAAACTTTATCAATTTTGGAAGAAAAGGAACCAGAGCTGGCGGCATCGATTGCGGACATGAAAGACCCGTATAAAATCGGAATGCAGAGCTACAAATACATCAAAGCTATGAAGCTTTCTGAATCAGCGAAGGATGTGCGAAGAGAGAAGGAATTAGACAAGGCTATTGCTAAGTCAGAGAAGGCGGTCACGTCTCCCATGGCCTACGATAAGCGGCCTATAGCCCAGGCTTTCAAGCTCACCGATGCTATGAAGAAGGATCTTTATCGCGAAATGCATGGGTATGCAGCTCTCGCAAGTTCGGTTCCCGAAATGACCCAGTAGGTCAAGGGAACATAGAATATGACAGTATCAATTGCATCGTTGCCCCCGCAAATTCAACAGCGGTACAACGCAAAATTGCTGTCAACTCCCGAGCACAACTTGATTCACCAGTTGTTTGCTACACCCGTGGAGTTGCCGGACAATCAAGGCTTTATTGATCGTCAGTCGCGCTACGACAGGCTTGACCTGTTTGAAGTGCCTCTCGACGATGGCCAAAACAACCCACCACCTCAGCAGCTTAATCGCGTTGACGTGGACTGCCGAGTACGCGTCTATGCGACTTATATCGTATTGACTCGTCAGGTAACAATTACGAACGAAGACCCTGTCCTCAATAGTGCTGCGGCACGTTTAGGGCAGAGCTTAAGAGAAACTCAGGACGCCCTCCAGCGCGATAATCTCGAAAGTTCAGCAAGTATTATAAATTGCGTCGGTAAACAAAATCCTGCTGACGTTAAATTTCCTCTGATTGACTTGGAACTCCTCGCCGCATAGCGGACGGACAACAAGGGGCAAGATATGGCAGATAAAATAATGTACTATTTTGAAATAACTATGATGAAGTTTGGTTGTTTCTCATTAGGATACTTTATTTACAAAATCTTTCTATCAGCCTGAACGACTGAGTGAGGAGACCGTCAAAGACGGAAGCGACAGTCTGAACTCTATGGAAACATAGAGAGGGAGATCCGAAGAGGTTTCCCCGCCAACTAGTAAGTAATTCTTACCAGTTGGTCACAAAAGTAACAGAAATTTGGGGACAAATGGCGATATTCCAACTGAGATGGCTATCTCGGACGTGGATGACGTCTTTACCGTCCTTCAGAATAACTCTGGAGAGTACATCACGAACATCGTGGAAGCGGAACTGCGCTTTGGGACATCGCCTATCGGTGATGCCTACGGCTGCATGTTGACGACTCGCATGATACCCGTTCTGTACAACATGTCGGGTTTCGTCAAGAAATTCCAGTATCCGAACATCTCGCAAACTTTGAGCGTCGAGATTGGCGGAGCGAATAACGTCCGTTTCTTTGCCTCTGAGCAAGGCTCTGTCACACCCAATGCATCTTTGCTTGGAAATGATATGGCTAACTGCTTCGTGTCGGCTAAAGAAGCTTATAAAGTTGTATGGCAAGCAGGGGGTAAAGCACGCTTTATCTATCTGCCTCCTGGATATAACAACGACCCATGTATGCTTCGTCATACAGCCGGTTGCTCGTTCTATCAAGGGCAGTGCATCACGAACGATCTCTGGATTCAAAACCTACGCTCAACAGGTATTTAAGGAGGTCATAATTTATGTTGCCATATTCTTTTATTGGGTCTTGGTCTTATACCAATCCAGCAACACCCATTGCCGTTAATATCCCCATGACAGCAAAGCCCGATTGGGTTTTCGTCAAGGATACGACAAACTGGGGCGCGCAATCGACTGCTGCCAATCCGATTTATTCGGAATGGTTTACCTCTATGGCTTCCGGCTCTTACCTAGCTCTTGGGCAACCAAGTTCTACAGGTTCAGGCGTTACCACATATGCCTCGCAAGGTGCATCGGGAGGCTTTACTTTCATTGACCAAACTAATCCACCAACTTTCACAAAAGTGGCGATTACGGCGGTCAATGGCACTACATTTGTTGTTTCGACAGGGACTACCACGGGTATCAACGTCGGCGACTTTGTCCGTCTTATAAACGTGACAGGGGCACAACAAATTAGCGGGTCTAACTTGTATCAAGTAACAGCTGTTTCGGCAGGGGTAAGCATTACGCTTGGCTTTGCCGCTTCTGCTGCAAGTGCTGGCCTCGTAGTTGCAAACGGGACGACAGGATATTACCAGAAGGTATACCCAGGGTATTTCCTGCCTAACACGCTTCCCGTTGCCTACATTACGCAAGCAAGTCAAGCCGTCGTGTACTTCTTTAGACAGAACAATTACACGCCTGGCGAACTTGTGGATTTCATGATCCCAACGCCTTATGGCATGGTTCAGCTGAGCAATTTGACAGCTAACTCAGGGAGCGGGCCTTTCTCTAGCAAACCTGCTGGAGCGGCTAGGGTCTTGAGTGTAACTAATTCCGCGACTGTTTCCTCGATTACCATCGATGTGAATACGACCGGTTTTACTGCATTCCAGTTCCCAACATCTGCGGCCTTTGCAGGTGGGGCATCTCCCGCGGTCTGTTTCCCTGCCGGTTCGGGCGTAATTCCGCTTGCCGGAAGTGCGACGATACCCGCATCGCCTCCAGGCACAAACTTAGCTGATGCATTCGACAATCTGTCGCAATACGTCATGAATATAGGTTTGTCGGCTGTTGGGGTGGCAAACGCGAACATGCAAGTGTTTGCGTTCAAGGCTGATTTCGTAAATGGAATCACAAACGCGTAACTATTTGGAGGGGGTTAATTCCCCCTCCTTTAAATAAAGGATTTTCATGGAAGTTAGAGAACTAAATAAGAAAGCAAAAAATACTCTCCCTGCGGCTGAAAGAGAAGAGCTTGTTAAGAAGATGCGCAAGGAAGACGACAAAATCCGCAAGGGCATGTTTGAATTCCTTGATGCTCAAGGAGGGTGGCTGGAATTTGCCTATCGCAAATATCCTGGCGAGCCTATTCAGATGATCAAAATGATCCATGGCGAGATATGCGACCTGCCCATGGGCATCATAAAGCACTTGAATAACACGAAGAGAAAGGTAAGGCGTTATAATCTTGAATTGCCTGCCGATGGGAAAAAACTACCTCGTAGTTTTGACACGGTTTCACGAGTCAGATTTACACCCATGGACGTTCTTTGACAGCCCCATATAATTCAAATTATGGGCCTCCTTTTGGTGCGGATTTCATTCCGAACCTGCAATATATAACGGAAATTACACAAGCGTTCCCTGCTCTTGTTACTTTTGCCGGCGATCACAATTTTACCGTTGCGGAATGGATAAGCTTTCGCGTTCCACCAGCCAATGGCATGATTCAGCTGAATAATCAGAAAGCTCAAATTGTTTCTATTACGCCGACGACGGTAACAATAGCAGTAGACACGACTAATTTTTATCCGTTTATATATATACAAGACCCTCAAATACCCTGTGTAGCCGTTCCGGCAGGTTCTGGCATTATACAGGGTACTACGACGGTCACGTTAGAAGATGCATTCGATAACCAGCCGGTAGTATGACAGCGTGTGAACAATTATCACTTTTGCCCGAAACAATGCAACAAATCATTCATGGCGATTGCCTCACTGAAATGGCGAAGATGGCGCCGAATTCCGTCGACTTTATCGTTACCGATCCTCCCTATGGCCTGCACTTTATGGGCAAGCATTGGGATGGGCGAATACCTGCAATTGAGATATGGGCTGAGGCTTTACGAATATGCAAGCCAGGCGCAATGCTCGCGGCATTTGGCGGGTCGCGTACTCATCATCATTTGATGTGTGCTATTGAAGGGGGTGGGTGGGAGATACGCGATTGTATTTTTTGGATATATGGCTCTGGATTTACAAAAAGCCACAATTTCGGTCGCCAAATGGACGAAGCGTGGAAAGGTTATGGCACGGCGCTCAAGCCTGCATATGAGCCTATCATTATTGCCATGAAGCCCTTGGACGGCACGTTTAGGGAGAATGCCGAGAAATGGGGCGTGGGAGGGATTAATATTGATGAGAGTAGGATAAAAACGGAAGATAATACTGGAAGTCCCAGAGGCCCTCATAGAAATTGTTATGAAGGAGGATGGGGACAAATGACGAGTGAATCTCATCCACAAGGCCGCTGGCCCGCGAACGTCATTTTCGATGAGGAGGCGGCGATGGCGCTGGATGAGATGAGCGGGGTGAGTACAAGTAGACCAGATAAAAGAACTGGACAGAGGAGCGGAAAAGGCGGAGTTAGTTGTTATTCAGGTGGCTGGTCAGATTCTCCTAATTTTTTAAATGACTCAGGCGGAGCTTCCCGCTTCTTCTACTGCGCCAAGGCTTCGAGTAAAGAGCGTGGCGAGGGAAATGGGCATCCGACGGTTAAACCCATAGCCCTAATGAAATACATAATCAAGCTTCTAGCGCCTCCTGGCAATCCAACGCTACTCGATCCCTTTTGCGGATCAGGCTCTACGCTACTCGCCGCAAAAGAGCTGGGCATAAACGCGATTGGCATTGAGAAAGAGGCTGAGTATTGCGAGATTGCTAAAGCGAGGCTTGCATGAGCACATTTGTACCCACATACCCTTTGTATCCCAAGTTAGCAAATGCCGTTACCAAGACGCGCAAGCTGACGGGTTCTAGCAATGCGTTTCAGGTGACCGATTCGTATATCGTGCAGCAAATGCATAGTTTCTACGCCTACGATTTGCCGGCCAAGTTCAGATCTTTAAAGCTCAAGGACGTTTACACATTCACGACTAACGTCGGCCAGGATGTCTATCCTTTCAATAGCGAGCTTTATATCACGGTAAATCAGCCCTGCTATTGCTCTAAAAGAGAAATTAAACTCTTTCACAACCCTTGGGAATTTTACGCTGTTAATTACAACTGGCAGGAGTATACAAATTTCGCATCGGGGGCAGGAAATACAGGGCCCTACAGCGGTAACACGACGGCTTCTCCCCTGATTGCCAGCGTTAATAATGATCCTGGGGCGATAACGACAGATAATTTTGGTTTACAGCGAGGCTCAAACCTGTTTTTCCCGCAAGGCCGAGTGCAAAACATCCTCATTACAGCGAATGTCATAGGGGCAAATGGCATAGGCCAGACGCAAAACGTTACCGATGATGGTCAAGGGAACCTTATTCAAATATTCCAGACTTCTAACAATAGCAATCAGGAATATGGCTGGACGTACTATCGTCAATATGCCTCATCGACGCCTACGATACCAGGTAATGCCACGATAAACTATCAGACAGGAGCAATTACCGGCTTAATCTTTGCTGAGGCTATTCCTGAAGGAACTCCGATACAAATTCAATACAATCCTAAGCAGTACTCTATTCCTCTTGCAATCATGTTCTATCAGAACCAATTTACCCTTTCACCAGTGCCCGATTCTGGTTACACTATAGAGCTTACATGCTATCGACAGCCTATTCAAGCCTTGCTCGCCTCTGACATGTCAGGCAATCCCGAACTCTCTGAGTGGTGGGAAATATTCTCTGTAGGTGCTGCTAAAAAGATATTTGAAGAGAGGCTTGATACCGACGGCGTCATATTCATCGACAAGATGCTCAGAGAGCGCTATGACATAATCGAAACGAGAACGTATGCACAGATAGGCCAGGAAAGGATCAAGACAATCTACACAGATCAGCTCACTGAAAATTATGGTTCTGGCGGCGGATTAACCAACTTTGGGTCGATATGAAGCAGAAAAGTAAACCGCAGAAACTTCCAGAGATCAATAAGAAAAAGAAACTTAAATCGTTGCCAAACAAGGCTATCCCCATGGGCGGAGGGCCTTTCGTAGGGCGGCATACAACAGGGTAATAATCATGGTCGTCATTAAGAGAAACGAAAAAGTGCTTAAAAAACCACTTTACGCCGCGAAAGCGAAGTTGAGCGAAAAGGCTAAGAAGAAAATGAAAAGGCCGCAGGATGTGCAGCCCATACCAACCGTCTGCGTTAGCTAAGGAGAGAAGATGCCTATACCCACATATACGCCAGGATATCCGCCAGATGGGTCATCGCTTGGTCAAACAAAATCCGTGATTAGGAATAACCTAGATGGAACTTTTGAGACGCTTGGCATAGATCACGTTAATAATAATGGCGTGACGAATAATAATTTAACTGGCAATCCGGCTGGTTATCATAATATTGCTCACTTTGTTCCACAAGGAGCAGATCCTGCGGCGATAGCCGGTTATGGACAACTCTATTCCAAGACTATTGACGATGAGACAGACGATCAAGCCTTGTTTTGGGAAACAGGCGGGGGCTTAATTCAACAGCTTACCGTCAATGTAACGCCCTCTCCCACACCCAACGGATATTCTTTTTTACCTGGCGGTTTAATTATCCAATGGGGATCGGTAGCGAGTCCTGGCACCGATGGTACTGTCGATTTCCCTTTGGAATTTCCCTCTGGTAACCCACCTTTTTCCATAGTTTTGACATCGAAAAATAGCAGCGCAAGCTCAGGTGCAATAACAGTAAATACTAGCCCCGCGGTAACGGCCGCTCAGTTTACATACCGAATAACATCAAGTAGCGATGCCCTTTTTTATTGGATGGCCATAGGTAACTAGATGACTGGTTTTCAACAAGTCTTGATCGGGGGATATCCTGGAGGCGGTCTTACACAGGATAAGAAGCCAGCCATGCTGGCAAACGAGGCTTTCTCCGAGCTTGAAAATGCTTACGTC